TAAAGAGTGGATACGTAAGTCAGGCATCAACGTACACTTTAAAACTCCAATCAAAGGGGATGATTCAAACGGCTTTGTGCAAACAGACTTTATGTTTGGTGATCCAGATTGGATGAAGTTCAGCCTGCAGGGAAGTGGACCAAACTCACCTTATAAAGGTATGCATCGACACATCCTCCTTTCCAGCATAGCAAAAACCAAGGGTATGAAATGGTCAGCAAATGAAGGACTAAAAGATAGAGAAACTAACGAATTGGTATCACAAGACCCCAACCAAATCGCTAAAGTCCTATTAGGGCAAACAGCAACACCATCAACACTTGAATCAGTAGAGTCAATTGTTAACTACATTAAGAAGTTACCAAACTACGATGAACTTGTTGCAGACGCTGTTGACGCCTTTGCAAGAGACGGTTTAGAATTACCGGACAACAAGCAAGTCGAAACTTACCAAGCGGATCACAATGCTTGGATGCGTAAAATGATAGACATCGTAAAATGAAAATAAGCGAGGTTGTAGACATACGCTATTCGATAGCTGACAAACTTTCTAAGATGCATAAAGTAGGTCCTGTGTATGGCAAGAAGAACTTAAATGTGCCACACGCAACATACGTAGATAAAACTAAGAAGAAGAAAAAAGCATGAGAGCATTTGAATTTTTAACAGAAGCTGTATTAGTAGAAGCCGTAGGTAGAGAGTTTAATCACTTAGAAGACCTAGTGTTTACTAATCCATCTGATGGTGCTAAACGTGCAGTTGATATCTTAAAGAGCATGGAGCAAGATGCTAGTGATGTTGCAGTTAAATGGGACGGTAATCCAACAGTGTATTGGGGACGTGAAGATGACGGCCAGTTTAGATTAGTTGGAAAAAATAATTGGGGTAAGGAAGAAGGTAAGTCTAACTCAGCTGATGAATTAGAAAAGTTTATCAACAGTAGAGGTAAAGGTGAAGAATGGAGACCTAAGTTTGCAAAAGATATGGCAAGCCTATGGCCAATATTTGAAGCAGCGACTCCACCGGACTTCAAAGGTTACATGTATGGCGACTTACTATACCATCCAGGTAAACCATATCAAGGCAGTGACGGAGCAATAAGTTTTACTCCTAATCAAACTACATACAATGTTAAAGCACAAAGTGACATTGGACGTAAAGTAGGCAAAAGTAAAGTTGGTGTTGCAGCACATTCAGCATATGAATACTTTGGCGATAAGTCAGGCACACCTATTGAAGATGTAAAACAATTTAATGGCACAGCAGATCTTTTAGTTTTAGGACAACAGTATGTAAGCAAGGCGCCGCCAGTAAATGCAGACAACTTAGGTAACATAGAAAAGGTAGCAAATCAAGAACAAGCAAACATTGCTAAGTTTTTTGAGAAGCGTCCTGGGCTAAGTGATATCAGTGATATCATGTACACATTTGTAAACCAAATGAGTAGAGCTAAAAAGTTAGATGACTTAAAAGTAGACAGTTTCCTCAATTGGCTTCAAAATTCAAAGGTTTCCGCCAATAAACAAGCAAAGATTATAAGTATTATAGACAGTAGTAAGCAAACTGCAACAAACATATTTTTCCTTGTTACAGAGCTTATGAAAGCCAAGAATGAAGTAATTGCAGAGCTTGATAAAGCAGAAGGTGATGTAGTTGCTACAACAGGTGGCAAGCCAGGAGGCGAAGGCTTTGTTAAGACTAGAGACAAAGTTAAGTTAGTTCCACGTGATAGATGGACGCCTTTTAGAGCAGATTAAGCGTTTTTAGTCAAAAATCCCCCCAAAACCCATAAGTTTTTACCCAAAAGATAAATAAGAGTGTAAGAAAAAAGCCGGTCCCTGAGCGGGATCATTTAATAATCGAGGAGATAATATTATGGCAGATCTATCAAACGGAAGCTCAGTATTCCAAACTTATAACAACGCCGGAACAGGTGTTGCAGAACTAGGTGATAACAAATTACCAGCAAACGGTGATACTAACGGTATTGCAGGTTTAACTAGAGTTATCAAATTAGCTAAATCATCTATCACAGATGCAGAAATCCAAGCAGCTTTAGACTACATCCAAGCTGGTGACGTTTCAGGAACTAACGACGCAAACACAGTTGTTGGTTTAGACAAAAACACTAACGATGCATTCGTAGTTGTACAAGGAACAGGCGTAATGACTGCTGGTTCTAACTACGGTACTGGTTCAACTGGTGTTACTATGTCAATTGAAGCAACTATCCCAGGCATTTCTGGCTAATAGTTTTTAAACTATTTAAAAGGGTGTCAGTTCGCTGGCACCCTTTTTTTATGGCTACTAAATATGAGTAATGATCAGATATAAAGTAGAAACAACTGTAGACATTACTCGGTCAAATCCAGATAGAGATGACATGAGCTCTCTGCGACACGCCCAGCAATCAAACTTCAACGCACTGGTGCAAGGAATAGAACTAAGAGCTTTATGTACTTGGGAAGAAGATCCTATTATGATAGAGTACAAAGATGTTGATACTAAATGGTACTGGTCATTTTATGTAGAAAGGCAAGACGTATTTTTAAAAGGTGATGATCAAGTTGGATTGCTTAAAGATGATTTGCAAAGCATTCCAATTATCGGTAACCTAAATAATAATGTTAAATTTAAACAAAACTGCTTTGTAACAAGTGGAACTGATTGTAACATTTGGCTTAACACAGCCGATTAAGTGTAGACTGAATTCTCAGCAGAACAGCGAGTAAATAGTAGTATGAAAGATAACCATTGGAATATAATAATGTTTGGTACGAGCTTCTTCATGTTCGTAGGCTTCTTATTGGCACTCCTTGGAGTTTATTCAGACAAAGACCATTTTGCTTACGTAGGGTTAGTTATAATGTCCTCAGTGTGCTTTACTTGGTGGGTTTGGGTTATGTTAGTAATAAAAAATATGCTAGTACAAAATCTTAAAGCACAAGACGGTTTATACGAGGTAAAAGACGAATTAGGGCTTATAAAAAAGATGATTAGAGCCCTAACTTCTAGAGGAAAATGATAAATACTTTTGTTGAAAGTAAAAGGCAAACACTAAAAGCATAGGACAGATAACAGCTAATACAAGGCACATTCAAAAGGCAATACCTAGAGAGTTATTAAATTAACGGTATTCGGAGAGAATGTAAAATGGCAACTAGCCTAGAAAAGAAAAATTTAGAAGCCCATGTTGACTTGTGCCAAGAAAGGTACGAGCAATTAGAAGGCCGCCTCGACAATCTAGAAAAGAAAGTAGAGCATATTCATAGAGATATCACAGATGGTCAAAAGAGCTTAACCAAAGTTATCATTGGTACAGCTGGTACAATTATTGCAGCAGTTCTTTCCATAGTAGTTACTATACTACTCAAGATGTAGCCCACCAAATTAATTAAGTTGTAAATACAAAGGACGAAAGGTCCTTTTTTTTATGACGAATATTTCTAAACGTTTTGAACAGCTAGTAACTAAGACTTACAAGCAGTTTCTTGACCAAGGAACCATACTTCCAACCAAGTCAGATAAAGGCATTCATGTTGGTGATGTTCTGATACAATCAGATGGTCCTTTCAAAAATATCATAAAAAAGGATAAATTAATATATGAGAACATAAGTTTGAATGCTGTAGCAATACGCATAGCAAACCTGTTAGCATGGAACGAAAATAAAGCACTACAAGACAAGTTATTTGCAGCAGACGTATATTATAGCCGTTTTTATACAGATAGTAATATATTTTTAGATAGATATCATAGAGCTTGTAATGCAAAAGATGAGCTAAAAGCTGAAATTATGTGGACTAGGTATGAAGATGCTAAATTTAGAGCAATAAATGCTAAGTCGGAAGCAGAGCATTTGGCCGCCTTTTGAATAAATACATATAACAACTTTTGGGGATTGTATAAAATGAAACATAACGAATTATTTAGAACAAAGGCTGCGAAGCTGAACGAGTCTATGTACAAGACGTTTGGTAAAAAACTAAACCTTGAGGCATTTGATGTAGCTAAACTAGAAGATGCACGTAATAAGTTACGTACACAAATCCATGATGCAAAATCAAATTCAAAATTTAATGAGGATTTGACTGATGACACATTGCAAACAGCACAGGCTATGCTTGATGTCATTAACACAGAGATTCTAGAACGTGAAGAAGCAGCAATTGATTCATTAGAAGTTGCAACAGAGGCTCCCCAAGCTGAAGCAACAGAAGAAGCAGGAGATGAGATGAAAGTAAACGAAGGTGAGATCCAACAAGCAAGTGCAATTGTAACTGCTAAAACTATGGTAGATAGAGTTGGACGTTGGATTGAAGAACTTTCCGGAATGGAAAATGAAACACTTCTTCAACTTGGCGATTCAATTAGAGATGAAATGGGCCAAGAGCAATCAAAAGCATTTATTGAAGCGTCGGCTCCAGCAATTCAACAAGCATTAGAAAATCTTAAAACAACACGTGAAACACTAGCAAGTTCTATTAGACAACTTACAGGCGAAGAAGCACAAACAGGTATGTTAGGTGCAGAACCAGAAGAAGGTGGAATGGACGACATGGCAGCACCAGCAGACGCTGAGGCACCAGCTGAAGAACCAGCAGATGATTTTGCAACAGCAGAACCAGCAGCAGGCGGAATGGAAACAGCAGGCCGTGAAAAGCGTGAATCAATTAACTTTGAATCAAGACTACTTAAAACACTAGCAGGATAATACATGAGACTGCATGAGTTCATCAAAGATGCAGACGACCAAGAAGTTACTGAACTTATAGGTAAAGTAGCTAGAGGTATCGGCGGCGCTGTTAAAGGTGCAGCCAAACTTGGTGTTGGTGCAGCTAAACTAGGATACAACGCTACAGCAGCAGCGGCATCCGCAATGGGTGCTGGTGATGTTGCAGACGCTATGAAAGGCAAAGGTGCAGTAGCAAACGCTCTAGCAAAAACAGAAAAAGATCCTGCACAAAAAGCAGCCGAAAGAAAAGAACTTGCAGACAAAATACAAGAACTTGAAGCACAGGTTAGAGAACTTAGAAAAGCACAAACAGAGGTTTAACCATGAGGTTCTTTGAATTCACAGGTACTGATGAAACTATTGACAAGTATGTAATCTTGTTAAAAAATATTATCGGCCGCGCAGAAATGAAAAAGTCTCCTGCTAAAATGAATTGGGCAGGACTTTCAAACTTAGCATTAAAAAATAAAATCCAATTAGCAGCAGACTACGAAACGTTCAAAGCAATTTACGACAGCAGTCCTGCAATCCAAAGTCTTGTAAAAAACTTTAATGCCGATGGCATTGAATTGGATGTTCCAGGAGCACCTGATGCAGATCCCCAATCTCCACAGAGTGATCAAAGCAGCCAAGATGCTGTAGATCAAACAGCAGCAAGTGCAGCACCTCAGCAATTATCCCAAGAAACATAATTCACTCTTGACAAACTACTAGAAAGGTAGTACTATATACAGTATGACTGATCAAACTATTGAGATAACACCGCCACCATTTGTTGAACGTTTTGAGTATAAATCTTTAAAACAGATAAATGATCCTGTAACACGCAAACGTGTTTACCTAACTCCAGATGATGAGAAGTTACCAAGTGTAACAACTATCCTTAGTTCAACTAAAGATATGACTCACCTTATTGAATGGCGTAAACGAGTTGGCGAAGAAAATGCTAGACGGATTACAACTGAAGCAGCAGGTGTTGGTACAGCAATGCACAACAACTTAGAAAGATTTGTTGTAGGCGAAAAAAGACAGCCAGGTAATAATCCTGTGCATGTACAAGCAAACAAGATGGCAGATGTTATTATCGAAAACGGTTTGAAGCATGTAGATGAAATATGGTCAATAGAACAAGCATTATATTTTCCAGGTTTGTATTCAGGTACAACTGACTTGTGTGGTATGTACAAAGGACAACCTGCGATTATGGACCACAAGCAAACTAATAAACCTAAGAAAGCAGAGTGGGTTGAAGATTACTATCTACAATTAGTGGCCTATGCTATGGCACACAATGAAGTATATGGTACTGACATCAAGGAAGGACATATCTTTATGTGTAGCAGAGACCTACAATATCAACAGTTTAGTGTTACGCCGGATACTTGGAACGAATATCAAGATAAATGGCTTTCTAAAGTAGAAGAATACTACGCATCAAAAGCATAATAGTGCTATACAAGCAACTGTAGCAAGGTTCTACAGGCTATCCTTACTTGCGAACTGATTGACATAAATACTAATAACAATTTCAGGAGCAAATAAGTGGCTGTAGTTCAAATATCAAAGATTCAGATCAGAAGAGGTAAAAAGAACTCTTCTAGTGGTGTACCGCAATTAAGTTCAGCAGAATTAGCATGGGCAGTAGACACACAAGAACTGTATATTGGTAATGGTTCAACTACAGAAGGTGCTCCCTACGTAGGTAATACAAAAGTATTAACCGAACATGATAATATTTTAGAACTAGCATCTAGTTACAAATTTGCATCTGATAATCCATCTATTACACAAAGTCAATCACGTACACTATTAGGTAAGATTGATGAAATGGCAGTCAGTGTTGCAGACTTTGGAGCAGTAGGTGACGGTTCAACAGACAACGTTACAGCATTTGAAAATGCTTTTACACAGTTATTTAGAAATGCAGACCCTGACTTTAAAAAAGTACTAACTGTACCTAATGGTGAATATTTGTTTACAGGAGAACTTGAGATTCCTAGCAATGCAATCATTAGAGGTGAAACAGCAGAGGGCGCAATACTAAACTTAGACACAAGAAACATACAGCTCATTAGTTCACAAGGAACTACACTTGCATCATTTACAAGTAGCGACAGACCAACAAACATACATATTAGTAATCTTACTATTAAACGTTCTTCGGGCTCACTTGTTCTTACAGGTGCTAAAGATGTAGAGCTAGAAGGAATTATATTCGATGGAGAATATAGCTTAGGTGCACCAGTCACAAACTATGCTACAGAAAGTGCATCTGTATTATGGAACAACGATTTAGCAGGTCTTAAAGTAGACGATATCAAAATTAAACATTGTAAGTTCAAAAACAACTCCATCAGTATAAAGTGCAACCAAACAGTAAACACAGCAACCAAAGTTGAAATCATTCACACTGACTTTAATGTTAATGATACATCAATCTACATTGCAGGAGTAACAGGCCAAGGTAACAATTGGATTATCAATGACTGTAACTTTACTGAGATTGCCAAACAAGCATTCAATGCAAACTATGGATACGGTACAAAAATTAGTAGATGTGATTTTGTAAGTTGTGGTAACAACACAGGATCATCTGCAAATCCAACTTCAACGATTGTTGAGTTTGGAGAAAGTAGAAACAACGTAGTTCGTGAGTGTACGAGTGATAGACAACAAGACGCAGGAGTCGTAAACACAGAGACTGTAGCAGCCATTGCAGAAGTGCAAGGTAGTGACTTTGCTAGTTTTACAGACAAAAACTATTCAGAAGTTTATACAACTGACAGTTTTAGACCTGTTGCAGTGTTTTCAGCACTTAACGCATTTATGAAAGTTAATTATACACTAAGACTTGCAAACCATATTCGTAGAGGTTCAGTTAACATCACAATCGGTGATGACGTCTCGAAACTATCTTTATCAGATAATTACGAATACTCCGACACAACTACAACATCTCCGGGTGGTGTAATTATGACAGGGTTTGAATTTTCCGCTGCTCTGCGTGACAACGACACAGACAGTGGTACCGATACCGTGGTGTTGTCTTACAAGAATCCTATTGCTACAGGTGCTACAGGATCTCTGTCGTTCGACATACAGTACGGAGTTTAGTTAGAAATGGCAAAGAAAAAGTTATTTTCTTCTTGCTCAACACACGTTCTGACTGTACAATTAAACAAATACTATAAAACGTTCACTGGTATAAATTTTAGCCACTAAGATCCTGCATTCGCAGGTACTAAAACTAAATACCTCTGTACACAAAATTAAAATGAGAGAGACATGAGCAAAGATATACACATCACAAAAAGAAACGGTAGCAGAGAGCTTTTAGATTTAGATAAAATGCACTTTGTTGTTGAAGAAGCTTGTGCTGGTCTTGCTGGAGTGAGTAGTTCACAGATCGAGATGAACGCTGATTTACAGTTTTACGACGGCATGACATCAGACGAAATTCAAGAGATTCTAATTAAGAGCGCAAACGATCTTATATCGTTAGAAAATCCTAATTATCAATATGCAGCAGCAAGGTTGTTGTTGTACGGTCTACATAAAAAAGTTTATACAAAATACGAACATGATTCTCTCGGCACTATAATTGATCGTAATATTGAACGCGGTGTGTATGATCCTGCAATCAAAGAAAAGTATTCAGATGTAGAATTAAAGAAAATGAATACTTGGTTAAAGCATGACCGTAACGAAGAATTTACTTATGCAGGTTTACGTCAAGTTGTAGATAAGTATTTGTGTCAGGATAGAAGCAACGGCGACATCTATGAAACTCCTCAGTTCATGTATATGATGATTGCCGCTACGTTGTTTGCAAACTATCCTAAAGAAACCAGATTAAGTTATGTAAAGAAATATTATGACGCGACCTCGCTTTTTAAAATCAACATACCAACCCCAGTCATGGCTGGCGTTCGTACTCCAATCCGTCAGTTTGCTAGTTGTGTATTGGTCGATGTTGACGATACTTTGCCTAGTATTTTTAGTAGCAACTCCGCTATTGGTTATTATATCGCTCAGCGAGCTGGTATCGGAATCAATTCGGGTCGTACGAGAGCGATTAACTCGAAGATCAGGGGCGGGGAAGTAGCACACACTGGTGTTATCCCATTTCTAAAAGTTTATGAATCAACAGTAAGAAGCTGTACACAGAATGGTGTACGTGGCGGGTCAGCAACAACTCATTTTCCTATTTGGCATTATGAAATTGATGACATTCTTGTATTAAAAAATAATAAAGGTACTGAAGATAATCGTGTACGTAGATTAGATTATTCTATTCAAATTAATAAATTATTTTACGAAAGGTTATTGTCTGGTCAAGACATTACTCTTTTCTCGCCACACGAAGTCCCAGAAGTGTATGATGCTTTCTACTCAGGCGACAATGATTTGTTTAAAGATGTATATGAAAAAGCAGAACGTAAAACATCTATTAGAAAGAAAACAGTGAGTGCAAAAGAACTGTTTGGTAACATGTTAAAAGAACGTGCTGAAACAGGACGTATCTATATTATGAATGTTGATCACAGTAACTCACACAGTTCTTTCAAAGATCCTGTGTACATGAGTAACTTGTGTCAAGAGATTACACTTCCAACTAAACCAATTCAACACATTGATGATGAAGAAGGCGAAATTGCATTATGTATTCTTAGTGCTATTAATGTAGGATTAATTAATAAATTAGAAGAACTAGAACCTTTATGTGATCTTGCTGTTAGAGCATTAGAAGAAATTATTGACTATCAAGGTTATCCTGTTAAGGCAGCAGAAATTAGCACAAAAGCAAGACGCTCATTAGGTGTTGGTTATATTGGACTTGCACACTATCTTGCAAAGAATAAAGTTAAGTATGATGATCCACAAGCATGGAAACTTGTACACGAACTTACAGAAGCATTCCAATACTACTTATTGGTTGCAAGTAATGATCTTGCAAAAGAACGTGGTGCTTGTGAATACTTCGATCGTACTAAATATGCGGACGGCATACTGCCAATTGACACATACAAGAAAGATATCGATGGAGTTGTAAAAGCAAAACTAGAATATGATTGGGCTGATCTTCGCAAGGACATCAAAAAATATGGTTTACGGCACAGCACATTGTCCGCACAAATGCCTTCAGAGAGTAGTTCCGTTGTGTCGAACGCAACAAACGGAATTGAACCACCTAGAGGATACTTGTCCGTTAAGAAGTCCAAGAAGGGGCCTCTTAAACAGGTTGTTCCGCAGTATAGTCAGTTAAAGAATTTCTATACTTTACTTTGGGATATGCCAAACAACGATGGCTATATCAACATTGTAGCAGTAATGCAAAAATTCTTTGATCAATCCATTAGTGGTAATTGGTCATATAACCCTACGCAGTTTGAGAACAATGAAGTTCCATTAAGCGTAATGATGAAAGACATGTTAACAACTTACAAGTTAGGTTGGAAAACAAGCTATTATCAAAATACATATGACTTCAAAGGTGACGATGAAGTTAAAGAACCAGAAGTAGAAATGAATGGTCATTCACACATGAACGGTGATCTACAACCAGTAGAAGAACTTGAAGGTGAAGAATGCGAAGCGTGTAACATATAGAGGAAACACACACAGTGGCAAAGACAGTTTTTAATAGAAATAAAGTAGACTTCACAAAGCAGTACATGTTCTTTGGTGAAGATCAAAACACACAACGTTATGACGTATTCCGTTACCCGGAATATGACAAACTCAATCAAACCATGCTTGGCTATTTTTGGAGACCAGAAGAAGTATCACTACAAAAAGATCGAGGAGACTATGCAGAATTTACAGAAGCACAAAAGCATATCTTCACTTCAAACTTAAAGTATCAGACACTGCTTGACAGTGTGCAAGGACGTGGACCTTGTTTAAACTTTTTGCCTTACTGTTCTAATCCAGAATTAGAAAGTTGTATTGTAGCATGGGACTTCCAAGAAACTATTCACAGTCGTTCATATACACACATTGTAAAAAATGTTTATTCTGATCCAGCAGAAGTATTTGATACTATCTTAGACGACGAAGAAATTATTGCAAGAGCAGAAAGTGTTTCTCGTGAGTATGATAAGTTTCACGATATGGCAACAAACTTTTTCTACAAAGGTAAAGGTACTGAATACGAAGTTAAGAAGCAATTATACAAAGCAATGATGACTGTAAACATCTTAGAAGGTTTACGTTTTTATGTTTCATTTGCATGTACATTTGCATTTGGCGAGTTAAAGAAGATGGAAGGATCAGCAAAGATTATTTCACTTATTGCTCGTGACGAAGCAACACACTTAAATTTATCAACACACATTCTAAAGCATTGGGCCAAAGGTGACGATGATCCAGACTTTATTAAGATTGCAAAAGAGTGTGAAGCTGATACATATGAGATGTGGCGCACTTGTGTTGAAGAAGAGAAGCGTTGGGCAGACTACTTGTTTGAAAAAGGTTCTATTGTAGGACTTAATGCAAACTTGTTACATGCATACGTAGAGTTTATTGCTAACAAGAGACTTAAAGCATTAGGGCTTGAAACAATCTATGATCGTCCTTTAACAACAAATCCTTTACCGTGGACACAACATTGGTTAAGTAGCTCAGGGCTACAAGTTGCTCCACAAGAGACTGAAATCGAGAGTTATATTATTGGCGGAGTTAAGCAAGATGTTGATGATAAGACATTCGAAGGTTTCCAACTTTAGATAAGTAATAGTATGTTCAGAGTTCAATTTAGAAGACATTCCCCTTTCGAAGTGTGGACAACTTACGGTACTTACGGTACTGAAGCCACAGCTATCAATGCGGCAATATCCAAGAAGAACGCTGGTGCTATCATGGTTAAGGTAATTAATAAAAAGAAAGAAACTATTTACGTAGGATAAAACATGATAGAAATATACGGAAAACCAGCATGTCCGTACTGTGATAGGGCTAAGAAGTTTTGTGAATCGAACCAGTTTGAATTTGTCTACAAACAATTAGACGAAGACTTTACTCGTGAGCAACTCTTTGAAAAGTTCCCAACAGCACGAACATTCCCTCAAATCACAGTACGCGGAGAAAAGATCGGTGGTTACAACGAATTAATCAAATACGTTGAAGACACAGGTTATAACGGTACTGGACACTCACTAGGATAATAATATGTTAATTGAAACACCATACAAAGTAGGCGATAATGTCTCCTTTAAACTTGCGTCAGGCGAAGAAATTGTAGGACGTCTAGAAGAAGAAACTGATACACACTATACATTGCACAAGCCAATGGTACTTATTGCACAGCAAAAAGGATTAGGTCTTGCACCATTTATGTTTAGTGTATCACCAGATGGCAAATTTATGCTTAAAGCAAACGCAGTAAGTTGTGTTGCTAAAACAGAAGATAACATCAGCAAACAATATACACAGACTACAACAGGTATAGCACTATCAAAGTAGATAAGTACTAGTATGCCAGAAGTAGTAAGAACAAATGTAGACAAGCACAAAGGACATGCAAGTCCTACGCCCAACCCATTTCACCAAGAAGCATACGCAGTTGGTTCGCCAAATGTGTTTACAAACAACGAACAAACTGTACGCATAGGCGATACTACTAAATGTGGTGACCCTGCTACAGGCGGTTCATTAAGTGTTTGGATTAATAATATTCCTGTTCATCGTAAGAACGATGCAACTGGCGGACACGGAAGTTGGGTCGCTAATGCAGCAGAAACAGGATCACCCAATGTTTGGGCCAACGAAGGCTATGTACCACCTATTATACTTTCGCCGGCACAGGCAGCAGCAATCAATGCAGTTATACAAGAAGCAATTGAAAACCCACCAGATGTAGGTGCAACAGGTGGTGCCCAGGCTAACGGCACTATTGCAGAAAATCAAGTACCACAAAGATACGAAGGTGCACCAGCAGCAGGTGTTGATGACTTAGGAACAAACGAACAAGCCTTAGTTGATGCAAGTGCTGCCAATTCAACAGCAGCAGCAGATGGTATACCAGGTTTCTTAACACAACTATTAGACGAAGCGGCAGCAAACAAATGGGACGAAACTGTTGATCCTAGTAATGGAAACATTATAGGTATATGGAAAGAACTAGGTTTCCCAGACACATCATATTGGAAAACAGATCAAACACCTTGGTGTGCTGGATTTGTAAATTGGGTATTAAAAAGAACAGGCTACAAGTATATGCAAAGTGCTAGAGCATATGACTTTAGAGATAAAACAAGTTTATATGGTGGTGTTCCTGTACCACTATCAGATGGTCAACCAGGTGACATTGTAGTTTGGAGTTACAGTCACGTTAACTTTATATACACTTCACCGTCGCCAGGTGTGTATACTTTCGTTGGCGGCAACCAAAGTGATAAGGCAAGTGCTACTAACAACAATCCAAGTGGCGGTACAATTACTAATAGTTGGAAGGGAGGCTGGCAACAGTCAAATGGACGTATATCGGGTATCTTTCGTCCAGTCAGATCCTAGTTGACAGAAAGCATTGCACACTATATAATATAACAAGGTGGTACATTAATGAATCAAATAAAAAGATATATGTACATGGGTATTGGTTTCCTTTGTGTAGGTTTAGCCTACATTGGAATCGTTACTCCAGGTATTCCATTCAGCATATTTTTAGTAATTGCTGCATGGGCCTTTGCTAAGAGTTCACCTAAAATGGAGGCATGGTTATACAATCATCCTTGGTTTGGTAAGTTCTTAACAAATTGGAATAAAAAACGTGTTTTCCCTACAAAGGGGAAGTACTTAATGATATTGGTAATGGCATCAACTATTATCTTTACATGGTTTGCTACAGAGAATCTGAAAGCAATTATGTGGAGTGGTGGTGCAATGGTGCTAGTAGCAATCTG